AATTGGCATATTCCTGATCGTCATTATCACCCGTCAAAGATGGTATTTCACAACTATCGTTATTGCAGAACTTATCTACATCAGCCTCTTCATTTTTGATTACACCAAAAGATAATTTACCTAACTTACCTACCATCTTATTATATTCTTTTTCTGTAATAGCTTCATATGGCATCTGTTTATAAGCACCATAATCATGTCTCGGTAAGAGAGATATACCTTTTAGTTTATATTGAAAGTAATTCAGAACGTGTGGTAGTTGTTCAGATTCTGTCTTTGGATCAAAAGTAGCTGTACAACTTACCTGATTATCAGCCCAATGTCTTTGTAAGAAAGCAGCTAAACTGAATTGTTCCCAAATCGAAAGTTCAGCTGCAGTCCTTATACCCTCTCCTACGTCCACCGGCACTTCTACAACCATCGTTGTATCTTCTGAACCAAAAGCGGGCTCTAATGGGTAATTAGCCTTTTTCAACGGCTCTAATAGTTCTGAATGTTTAGATAACCTCATTCTTCTTATGTAAAATCTTGACTCTGGATAATGCATTCCTGGAGTAGCACCAACCAATAACGATACAGTACCACTTGGTTTAACTGAAGTAGTCTTAATAGATTTTGGTACAGCAAACCAATCAGAATATTGATTATCCCATTTTTGAATGGTATCATAACCTGTCTCCAACCAGTTCTGTAGTTCACCCATTCCATTCTTTGTAATAAACTGAGCTACTCCACTTACAGAACATCCTATTCTTCTGTTTCTTAACATAACTCTGTTAGTCTCTGACCAATGAGTTCTTCCAAGTGTAACTGTTTTAGCATATAGATATGCATATTTTAAAGTTCTTTGATAGTCTTCTAATGACTCGTGATTAGATGGAAATGTTTCTACTAAACAACATAACTCATATGACTCTAATGATTGTTCTAAACAAGGATTACCACCCATAACTCTGTGGTCTTTATTATCTCCACCATTTTTCATACGAGAGTACTTTTGCATATTCTCTAACCAAGCAAAACCAGGCTCACCATTGTCCACGATTCGTTTACATACATCAGTATAATCCATCCCAAGTTCGGCATAAATACTATTATTACTTGTCCATCCATATTGTTCCCTATGAGGATTAACTTCGTAGTTTTTTAAGTCTAAATATTCTTCATCATGAGGATCACCAAATACAATCTCAGCAGTTCTACGAACATTACCTGCTACTACACATTTTCCTATGAGATTCATAATATCAACAATTGTGGTGATTGAGATTGGTTCATTTTTATTTTTATCTAATACTTTTTTAATATCTTCGTGTACTTCTAATAATGGTTCATGTCCACTTGATACTCCACCAAAACCACTTATTGGCTCTCCAGCAGGTCTTATTTTTGAGTAATCAAACTTCATTGGAGCAGTTCCGTGAAAGTAACTTTCTAAAAGAACTTTGAGAGATTCAACCCAACCCTCACGAGTATCAGGTATTTCAAATGTAGATTCATCACGACTTTTATCTACACCTTTTACGATAATCTCACCAGCACCTTTTGTATCAAAACCAACTCCTACACCCAACATACTTGCATCCATAAGGAAACAGAATGGTTTTGCCATATCTTCTTTTATTGTTGATGTTGATACGAACGCACAATTGTTTAGAGCAGCATATAAACCTTTCTCTTCAGTTATAGCTGTTCCCATAGCCCAAAGTCCTCTGCCTGGTGGTAGGAACTTCATTGTAAAAATTCTTTCGTACATATCTTGAGCTGACTTTTGTGCTTGCCATGGATTCCATCCTAATTGATGTGAGTCAATCCAATTTTTTTGCATAGTGTAAGTACCTTCTACAACCCTTTGTACAGTTTCCCACCAACGTTCATTCTTTCCATCTTCTTTAATTCTTGAGTAGGTTCTCATATAAACCAACTCACCTAAACCATTGAAACCAAACGGTGGTTTTTTTCTTTTAA